GTCCCAAACATAATGAAAATAATTAAAAACACTTACGATCAATTATTTGATTTCCAAAAAGAGGGGGTTGACTTTCTTATTTCCCGAAAGAATGCGTTGTTGGCATCAGAAGTAGGAACTGGAAAGACTGCACAAGCGATTCTTGCGTGTCAAAAAGTAAAAGCGAGATCTATTTTGGTTATATGTACCGCAAGTATAAAAGAAAACTGGAAAAGAGAAGCGATAAAGTGGGGGTATGATGAGAGAGAAATTTATATTGTGGGTAAAAAAGCAATCGACTATTCAAAATCAAAAGGGCTCTTTATTATCAATTATGATATCTGTTGGCGGAAACCGTATTTTAATTTTCTTACGAACCGACAATTCGATGTCCTTATCTGCGATGAAAGCCATCGTGCGAAATCTATACTCGCAAAACGATCTAAAGCGATATGGAACAAAGGTGGGTATATAGATAATTCTATATATCATTGGATGGTTACTGCAACCCCTGTGTTAAATCGCCCAGTTGAGTTATACCCAATGTTAAAAAAACTCTATCCACAAGGATTAGGTGAGTATGACAGTTACATGAAATATACCGCTTATTATTGTGATGGGAAATATGGGCATTGGGGATATGACGCAACAGGGGCGACAAATCTTAATGAGCTTGCAAAAAACCTTCAAGGATTTATGTTAAGACGATCAAAAGACTTGTTACATGGGAGAATGTTACAAAAAATATACCTCCCATTTTCTAAAGAAATTCAAACCTATATATTGGAAGGGGAAGAAAACGAATCAATAAGAAAAAAGATCGGGATCGCGAAAGTTCCTGCATGTGTTGAGATAATAAAACAATTATTGGAGTCCGAACCAAAACTAGTAGTGTTTGCGTATCATACTCAAGTAATATTGGATTTAGAGACTAAATTAAAAGCGTATAACCCTATCATTTTGTATGGGAAAACAAGCACCAATAAACGATCTTCTCTTATTGATACATTCGTTAAGGATAAAGAGAAAAGAGTGTTTATAGGGCAAATTCAAGCAGCAGGAGAAGGGGTTGACGGACTCCAACATTCTGCACGAGTGGGAGTATTTGTTGAAATAGTCCATGTTCCCGGAACAATTAAACAAGCGATGGGCAGATTATACCGACAAGGTCAAAGGGATTCATGTGTGTTTTGGTTTTTGTTGGTAAAAGGAACGATAGATAATCAAGTATTAAACAGTACGATATTTAAGGATAAGAACATCCAAACAATTATGCAAGATAACTCATACGGATTAGATTTTTCTAATTCAAACAATAACAAAAAGGGGAAAAAAGAAATGGAAACAGAACAATTAAAACGTATTGCGGATAGTTTAGATAAGTTAATCGAGATTATGGAGAATAAATCTATCGTATCTGAAAGTGAATCAGTAAAAAGAAGAAAAAAGATTCAAACAGGAGTAAAAGAACCAGAAGTAAAACAGGAAGAGGTAAAAGAACCAGAAGTAAAACAGGAAGAAGTAAAAGAACCAGAAGTAAAACAGGAAGAGGTAAAAGAACCAGAAGTAAAACAGGAAGAAGTAAAAGAACCAGAAGTAAAACAGGAAGAATTTACTCCTGATCAATTAACTAAATTATATAGGGCAAAAATGGAGAAAGTTGCGAATATTATTACTGAGTATTCAAAAGACGCAGTACAAGCGAATAAATTTTTCACTGCGTTACAGATTAAATTTAAAACTGCGTATCCAAATTATGAACATGTATACATGGTAGAATCGAAAGATTATAAAGCGGTATCTGATTTAGTGAATGAGTTTTTAAAAGAAAATGAAATAATATGATGTTACCAAATAAAAAATATTCTATCATTTATGCAGATCCACCATGGAGTTATAGGGATAAAGCTCTTGCAGGGAATAGAGGGGCTTGTTGTAAATACCAAACACAGTCGATAGAGTGGATTGAAAATTTACCAGTAAAAAACATTACAAATCCTGATTGTTGCCTATTCCTTTGGGTTACCATGCCAAAACTCAATGAGTGTTGGAGTGTAATAGGGAAATGGGGGTTCACCTATAAAACTGTTGCATTTGTTTGGGTTAAAACCAATAAAATACAACATACTTTATTTTGGGGGATGGGAAGCTGGACAAGAGCAAACGCAGAAATATGTTTATTCGCTACAAAAGGGAATCCAAAACGAATAAGTGCGGGTGTTCATTCAGTGGTGATAGATAAGATCCGCAATCATTCACAAAAACCAGAAAAAGTTAAAGATAAAATAATTCAATTACTTGGGGATCTTCCACGGATAGAATTGTTTGCAAGACAACAAACAAGCGGATGGGATGCTTGGGGGAATGAAATAACAAAGGAGAAATAAAAATGATACAACTCCAATTAAACGAAAAGGAGAATGTTCAAAAAACAGAAATATGGTTAAATCCTAATCATGTAATAGGGGCAAAACTCACAAAAAATTTATTGATCATTTCAACCACTGAATATTCAAAAAGTTTTGCACTTAAATATTCAATACCAGAGGATATAACCTATAAAAATGCACAACGATTTATATTATATTCAGTGTAGGAAGATCAAAAGGGGAGATGAAATAACAAAGGAGAAATAAAAATGATAAATAAAATTGCAAAAGTATGCCATGAGGTAAACAAATCTTATTGTGAAGCAATAGGAGATTTTTCACAGCAATCATGGGAAGACGCTCCACAATGGCAAAAGGAGTCAGCGATTAATGGTGTTAAATTCCATCTTGAAAACAATGTGTTACCAAAAGATTCACATGATAATTGGTTAAAAGTGAAAAAAGCGGAGGGTTGGAAATATGGGGAAGTAAAAGATGTAGAAAAGAAAGAACATCCTTGTTTTCTCCCTTATGATAAGCTACCACAAGAACAAAAAGTAAAAGATTATCTCTTTAAATCAATAGTCGATAATGTGTCGCAAATAGTTTAACAAAGGAGAAATAAAAATGATACAACTTCAATTAAACGAAAATGAGACTGTTCAAAAAACAGATATATGGTTAAATCCTAATCATGTAGTAGGGGTAAAACTCACAAAAAATGTATTGGTTATTTCAACCACTGAATATTCAAAAAGTTTTGCACTTAAATATTCAATACCGGAATGTATAACCTATAAAAATGCACAACGATTTATATTCGATGTAGGAAGATCAAAAGGGGGGAATTAATGACACATTCAAATATAAGCCCATCATCCGCAGAACGATTTTTTAACTGTCCTGCATGCGTGAAGGAACAAGCGAAAGTAAAATTTAAAGAACCTTCTAATCAATACGCATTAGAAGGAACAGCACTTCATGAACTCGCAGCAAAATGTCTTACCTTGGATAAAAACCCAAAAGAATTTATGGGTACAACAATTGAAGTAAAGAATAATTTTGATGAGATAATTGAATTTGAGGTAACAGAAGAATTTGTTAACGCAATCACTCTTTACCAAAATGTTATATATGATATATTGGATTCAAAAGGTGCGAGTAAAAAAGCATTACGAATAGAATCAAAAGTAACACTCCCAGAAATTGACAAAAAAGCAAAAGGAACGGTAGACTGTTCATTCATTGCAGGAGATACACTTTATGTAATTGATTTCAAAGGGGGGGCGGGAATAACGGTCAATCCAGAAGAAAACAAACAATGTATGTATTATGCTCTGCGCCCTTATTTGGATGCAAAGATGCTTATCCAAAAAATAGTTATTGGGATTATTCAACCAAGAACAACACAAGGTGATACCATTAAAATATGGGAATGTAGTCCGCAACGATTAGATGAATTTGCAAAAGAATTAAAAACCGCAATTGCAAAAACAAGAGTAAAACAACCAAAATATCAAACAGGTCCTTGGTGTAAATACTGTAAAGCGTTAACCGTTTGTAAACCAATGCAAAATACTATTATGGAACCTGTGAAAGAAATGATCCCAGATATCACAGATTTTTTCCCAAAATTAACCGACATCACTGCCGATCAAATCGGGAAAGCACTTCCAGTCCTTGAAATATTAAAAGGATATATGGAAGCATTATATAAACACGCATTCTCATTGGCAACAATGGGGGAAACCATTCCTAATTACTGTATGGTAAAAGGGAAAAAACAAAGGAGGTATACTGATGAAATAGCCGTGCAGGAAGCGTTTGCAAGTCTTGGGGATAAGATTTTCACCACGCCGAAACTAAAATCTCCCGCTCAACTGGAAAAACTAGTCGGGAAAAATCAATTAGCCGATTATGTATATGTACCAGAAGGAGATTTAAAACTTATCCCAACAAAAGATACTAAAGATCAAATCAAAATGAGTCTTGATGATATCTTTAGTGAATTACCAGAAGAAAAATTAACGAATTAAAACGATCGAACTTAAAACCGGTCAAAACGAAAAAGGAGATTTACCATGAGTCAACATACTACTACCCCAGTTGGAAGATTATCATTTCCACATCTCGTAACCCCATCAAAATACATGCCAGATTCAGCACCTCGATTTTCATTCCAGTTATTTTTGGATAAGAAAGATCCAAAAACAATTGAGTTTGTGAAATGGGTAAAAGAAGCGGTAACGGCAGAAGCAAAAGCAATAGGCGGACAGACTGGGTTTGCACAAATCATATCTAGTTTCACTGCCTTAAAAGACGGTGATAATCCTTCACTATTTAAAACCTATCGACCTGAATATCAAGGGCAGTATGTTCTTAACGTAGGGAGAAATGCTGATCTTATGCCACAACCACGGTTTGTCAATAGAGAGAAGATTGATATCCCTGCACAAGAACTGTACGCTGGTTGTAACGCACGTGCGAGTGTAAGTGTGTTTGGTTACAATATTGGTCCAAAAAAGGGAGTGTCAATGAGTTTTAATCATATACAAAAAACAGGGGAGAATACTCCGTTTTCTTCTGCCCCGACAGTTGATGCGTTCTCTGATCTTGATCTGCCACCAGAAGATATGAATGCGGGACTTACTCCATTGGATACTCCAAAACTATTGGATATCCCAAAACCAATGCCATCTACAGATAATCCGTTTGGTACGGTGTAACTATGAAACGTATCCGATTAGATTTTGAAACTCGATCTGAATTGGATATTTGGAAGTGTGGTGCGTGGGAATACTCTCACGCACCCTCAACCAAAATCCTTTGCACTGCATGGGCAGAAGACAATAATCCTGTTATTGGAGTATCTACTATCGCTGGGTTAGAGAGATTAAAAGACTATGTAACTCAAGAAGATTGTTTATTCGTTGCACATAACGCATTCTTTGAACAATGTATTTGGAAAAATATCCTAGTAAAACGATATGGATTCCCACCAATTCCACTTAAACGATGGCGATGTACATTGGCGAAAGCGTGTGCATACGCAATCCCTAGAGGACTAGAAAAAGCAGTCCAAGCGTTAAATCTTCCTGTTCATAAAGATATGGGCGGTCGTCAAATAATGTTACGACTTTCTAAACCACTTCCGACAAAAACAGGGGAGATTAAATTTGATAACGATCCAATAAAACACAGACAACTTTTAGAATATTGTATGCAAGACGTAGAAACCGAACGTGCATTAGATAACGCAATCCCTGATCTTATTTATCAAGAACAAGAGATTTGGTTTTATGACCAATTAATAAATTTTCGGGGAGTGAGAGTTGATATTGATTTGGTCAAGAAATTCATTGAAATTCTTAATGAAAAAGCATTAGAATTAAATGTTCAACTCGCACATATTACAAATGGAGAGATAACAAGAGGAACGCAAACTGTTGCGATTTTAAAATATTTAAACAAAGAGGGAGCAGGACTTGATTCTATTAATAAACAATCAGTAAGCGAAGCGATCAAGTCCGGAAGATTAAACGCTAAACACATTCAAATCTTACGACTTCGGCAACAACTTGGAAAATCTTCTCTTGCAAAATATAAACGATTGATAGATGCAACAGATGAGAATGGGATATTAAGAGATTGTTTTGTCTATCATGGTGCGTCAACTGGTAGATTTGCAGGGAAACTTGTTCAACTTCAAAATCTCCCTTCAGGAAATCTATCTCAAGATATAGATAAAACTATCCATAATCTAACTACATTACCTGGTCCCATGAGAGAAATGCTGTATCCAAATAAAGTTATGGATACTCTGTCCTCATGTATCCGTGGGGTGTTTATCCCAAAAGATAACCATGAATTATATATCACGGATTATTCTGCGATTGAAGCAAGAGTATTGATGTGGCTTGCAGATGAAACCCTTGGGCTTACAGAATTTCGTAATACTGATACTGGACAAGACGAAGATATTTATGTAAAAATGGCACAAAGAATTTACCACGATCCAACTCTTACCAAAAAATCTAATAAGAAAGAACGAACACTTGGAAAACAAGCAATTCTTGGGGCGTCATATGGAATGGGGCCAGATAAATTTAAAATCGTTTGTCATAATTTTGGGATAGAAATTTCAGAAGAACAAGCTCATAAAGTAATTTATTTGTATCGAGCAACATATACAAAGATTGTAGACTTTTGGAAAGATATTGAGCAAACATTTCGACAAGCATACCATTTCCCTAACCATATTCTTAATTGCGGGAGAATCGATTGTATTTATGATAATTCAAGAGATGTAATATTTTGTAAACTCCCATCAAATAGGATTCTTTCTTATCACAGTCCGAAAATCCAACTGAATAGATTTGGAAACCAAGGATTAACCTTTATGACTGAAGTAAGTAGTCAATGGGTTCGCCGAGATACTTATGGGGGCTTATTGACTGAAAATTGTACCCAAGCAGTTGCAAGAGATATTATGACCTATTCCTTTCCAAAACTTGAACAATCAGGATTTGAAATCTTGATGCATACTCATGATGAAGTAGTATCTCAACGACCGTTGAAAGAGAATAGATTGTTAGAAATGATAAATATTATGTGTGATCTTCCTGATTGGGCACAAGGTTGCCCTATCACTGCGGAAGGATTCACTAGTAACCGATATAAGAAAGGATAATAGAATGGTTATAATAGGAGTTGATCCAGGGAAACTTGGTGCGTATGCGGTAATTAAAGACGGAAAATTGAAACTTGTACGACCGTTTAAAGGAGATATAAGAGAATGTAGATCGTTACGTGATATATGTAAATCTTTTGACGCAATCTGTTATGTAGAACATGTTACTGCATCTCCACAAATGGGAGTGGTGAGTGCGTTTACATTTGGCAGATGGGCGGAATCGATTGATTCTGCAGTGTTTCATGCAGGAAAAGAACCGATAAAAGTCCGACCTGCTATTTGGCAAAACACACTTGGAGTATTTGCTCAAGGAAATAAAAATGTTCTCTACCAAAAATGTAAAGAAATCTTTCCCAATGAATATAAATCAAAACTGTTTAATAAATCCTCCAGTGATGCCGTTTTAATCGCTCATTATGGGTGGTGCCATTACAAAATTACGAAAGGAAAAAAATAATGCTATGTTTTCGATGTGAACATAGAGCAACGTATTTGGAAACAGGGGCTGGTCCCAGATGTGAATGTAAAGACCCCCTATCATCAGTACATTCATGCTATATGTTTATCCCTTGTGCCCCTGTGATAACGGAAAAAACAAATCCAGACGACCCACGAGAAGAACACGGTGGGTATTTTGGATGTAGAATGACAGGGGTAGAAATTGCAAAAGATTGTACTTTAAAAACAAGTAAAACAGGATACTTATATTGGAACCCAAAAAAAAAAGGAGTAAATCATGGATAACAACACGTTTAACACAATTGTTGCGAAAAGGGTTGAAAAAATTCATAATGTCTTAGGAACAAAAGCGATTGAGTATTCCCATGATAACGATAGACTTTATAATTTTAAAGTCGGTGCGAGAATGAATTATTCTAGCCCACAAAAAGTACTCTGGGGATTCGCGCTTAAACATCTTATATGTGTTGATGATATTGTAAATGGGAGACTTACTAACAATGAACAATTAGTATCTGAAAAAGTCGGGGATCTTATAAATTATCTTATATTACTTGAAGCAGTACTTTATGAAGAAAGGGAAGAAAATGTTAGAACTTAGTATTGCGATAATCGCCAAGAATGAAAGTGAAATGATCGCTGGTTGTTTAGAATCAGTAAAAGACGCCGATGAAATTGTGGTGGTGGATACTGGAAGTGAAGATAACACTGTTGACATCGCAAAAAGTTATACTGATAAAGTATTCACCGATTATAAATGGGAAGATAATTTTGCCAATGCAAGAAATCATGCGATAAAAAAATGTAAAGGACACTGGATATTATCCATTGATGCAGATGATAGATTAGAAAAAGATGGGATAAAAAAGATTAGAGAAACAATAAGAAAATATCCAAGTCAAGACTGTTTCAACGTGTTGTTTAAAGCAAAACAATCGCCAAATACAACCCATGTTCTCCCTTATCTTTACCAAAACAACCCCGATACAATATTCTTTAGTGGTGCCGCACATAATTATCTGTCAGTTCCCGCCCATAAACACGCAGGAGTATCAATAATCTATGGACATAGCCCTGCTCATAAGAAAGACCCAGATAGAACTCTTAGGATATTGGAAAAAGAAGTTAAGAAAAATCCGGATAAACCACGAGAATTATTTTATTTGGCAAGAGAATATCAGTATAGAAAACGCTGGCAAGATGCAATTGATATGATTCAAAGATATTTAAAAGTATCTTATTGGGATCCTGAAATCGCAGACGCATATCTTAGATTATCAAAATGCTATTGTGCATTGCACCAAATGCAAAACGCAAAACGAGCGTGTATGAATGCGATTAGTATTAATCCTAATTTCAAAGAAGCAATTCTCTATATGGCGTCAATATGTGAGTATAAAAACAGTGCGAATTGGATATTTATGGCAGAAGTCGCACGAAACACTAATGTTCTTTTTGTAAGAAACAAAACAGAAAAACCACTCTCTTATTTTGAAAAAGAAAAAAAGAAAGAACCTGATAAAGCGTATCTCAAGATTGAAGAAGCAATCTCAAAAGCAATTGGGAATAGACCGATGTTAGATATTGGATTTGGATTAAACAATCTCAAACAATATATCCCACAATACCGCACATTTGAAAATATAAAGTCGCCGTATGACCAAGCGAAAATCTATTCAAAAATCCTTCAAGATTATAACGTGTATGTATTTTTAAATGTCTTACAATATTTAGAACGAGATAAATATATGTTGGAATGTGTCCCAAGAAAAAAACAAGTGCTAATCGCAGTGCCTTCCTATGATAGTTCATCTCATGTAAGACGGTATACAGAAGATATGATGAGATTTAGATATAAGGATATCATTCAAATATATGAAATCGTTCCATTCTTTTGGGCTAGTATTATATGGGATGTAGATACCCGGCCAACAAAAGATTATATTCTTCTTTGTGCAGGAGTTCGAATATAACCAAGAAACAATCAAAGTGATAATATAAATTTTCTTATTATCACTTTGATTATCTCCCCTTTTCTAATTTAATCTTTAACACATTTTCAAAATACCATTTACTCATAATAACTTCTGTGTCCGTTACCCTTATATCAGTTGATTTAATTGGGTATAAAATTAAGGGTTTACTTACGCATCCTGTTAATGTTAAAGATAGCCATATTAACCCGAGAAACTTGACGATCTTTATCAGTCTCTTTAAACGCATCGACAATCTCCTTTGCAATATCTGCTTTTTTATGAGCAAGTAATTCGTCTTTCTCTTTCCATAAATCACAAAAGAATGAGAATATCTTTAAGAACTGAAAAATTAATTTAATCATCTTTGTTTTTCGCATTCCCAAAATTCGCACCGAAAATATTAATGATATCATATAACGCCTGAACAATTTTATTATCAGTAGTGTTTTTTGTTTTTGTGGCAATTAACGCAAATGCACCAATAAACGCTAACACAATGGGGACATACTCTTTTACTACTGAAAGAATTGATTGTAAATCCATGATAAACTCCTTTGTTAATTGTTATCGTTACATTTCCTCTCATTCACTAAGGTCTCTAATTTCACAATTATACTGGGGATAAGGGAGGTTTGTTTTAAAATCCCTTCAAGTTTCTCATCAATCTGTCTATGAGTAATACGACAAATATCTTTTCTCGCATATTCTTCTTCTGTCTTTTTTAATATTCTATCTTTTGTTTTCTCTAATAATGACGTATGTTGGTCTTTTACACTGTCTAATCGTTCATAAATACGAATTCTTTGATTGGTATTATATCTATGGGCGACCATTATTAACCCAACAATCGTAACTACTACAGTAATAAATCCGATTAATATTTGAGTATCCATATGTAATGTTCCCCCATTTATGCGATTATATATGCGTATACTTTAAGTGATGCTAATGCTTTAGTGTAAGCCCCCATTTCTGGGTTTGCATTTTTCCACGTGGTATTTGTAATATCCGTTGCAGGTGCCCCAGTTGATGTTCCTGTGTTTATACATGGGCTAGTAATATCCAAACTATAGTCATCATTCGCTGCGTCTTTAAATTTTGGATCTGATGATATATTCCCATTACTTCCTGTGGGATCAGTCATATCTTTATAATTGGTATCACTTGCACCATATACATCACTATAAGTAACTACTGGATCAACCGATCCATTAGATTGGATCCCATATTTTGCGCCATAACAGATTACATTTTTAAGCGGGAATACATTCCCTGTAGCTAAATCCACATATACGTTAGCGTATAAACTCCCATTATCCACACTCGTACAATTGGTCATATAACTATCTGTTGAATTTGTTATTTCTACCCCATTCTGGGTATTCTCATAAAATAATGAGCTTTCTAATTCTACATATTTTGAAGGATTATCACTGACCAATCCTTGTTTTGAATTCCCATATCCAAAACATCTGTTTAATTCTGCAGTATGTACTTCAGATTGTGGGGAATACCCTGCGTCTCCATTAGAATACGCAGAACAATCATTACATATAAACCCGCCACCTGTTGAAGTTGGGTATACATAAAACCCATTTTTTGTGTTATTATACGCATCACAATTGTTATACGTAACATCACTTACGTTATTATATATGTGAAATCCACTGTTAACATTATTATACGCCCTACAGTTATCAATCGAAATTATATCACCATCTGTAGTATCATAAGAAGTGATATAGACACCCTGATACCCATCATAAAAATCCACATAATCAAATGTTACATCTAAATCCCCAGTACCATAAAGGTATATAAATCCATACCCACCGTTACTATCAAATACAATTCTATTTGAAGACGACCCAGGAGCGTTACACTCACCTTCTATTAAAAGATAACAGATGTTTGACCCATCACCAAGAGTATACGTTTTTCCTGCAGAAAAATTAAGAACTGTAAGATTGTCAAACGCATAACGTTTATAATTTACAGAACTGGTAAAACTCATTTTTTCAGGGAAAGAATATGTTCCTTTTGAAAATACATAATTCGCAGAAATAGAAAATGTCCCATATTTAAACGTGTGTGTCCCATCCCCATAATCAAAGGTCCCACTGTCAATAGTCCATGTCCAATTAGTTGTCCCTACTGATGCGGTTACTACCCAATCAATATCGTTATCATCAGTATCAATCTCACCACCAGAATTATCAATACTACCACCGTCGGCAATTACCCATGTTTGATTCGCAGTGAGAGTAATTGTTGAGTTATTATCTAAAGTTTTAAATGTCGCACCAGTTGAACCAACACTCATCGCATGATCGACAACGGCATCATCTGATACTGTTGGCACTCCATTATCCCAATTACCCGCAGTGTTCCATGCCCCCGCACTTATAGTTGTCGTTGTTGCCATATTATCACCCCTCTATGTGTTTGATATTGAACTTGAATCACATAAATCTTTTATCTCTTTATCAGTAAACTTATCAAACAATTTCCCAACATTACATTTTGCAGACCGTAAATCTTTTATCGGATATGGTAACTCTTTCTCAATCACTCCAGTAAAATTACATTGAAAAAATTCTGTCGATCTATCCTTGATCGCCTTATCCAAATTCCTCGCAAAACTAAAATTCGCCCTCACAAATATTTGACCACGTAAATCCGCCTTGTTAAAATCACTAAAACTAAAATTCTGACCGTATCTGTTTTTCGATTTTATTACCAATGAAGAAAGATCAAATACAGATTTATTTCTTACGCTTTTTATCCCAGTCTGTGTTTTCTTCTCTCGTTTCAAATCATCTTTTAACTGTTCTTTTGTGGTTATTTTATCTAATGGAATCTTATCCTCTGTTTGTAAATCATCCATTTAATTAACTCCTTGTTGCTTTTAAAGTAATTAAACAATTCTTCGCTGCATTATTACTGTCAACATGATAGAAAAATCTATCGCCTGCAGCAACCGCAGTTGTCCATGAGGTTAATGTACTATCTGTTGCTTTCACTCCCGCAGTAATAGTGGGAGGAGTAGCTGATACAATACTGTCTGCGTCAGTTGGTGGATAATTTGCGTACGTGTCTTTCCAAATATCTACTACCATTGTCGCAGTTGGATAACAAGTCATTGTCATCTCTGTTATCGTACACGCAAATGGAACAGTTAATTGACGATATGTCCCAGTAGGGATAACAGAATCCCCATTGTCGATTAAAAATTCAATCGCTACTGTACTACTTCCACTTGCACCAGTTGGTCCTGTTGGTCCTGTTGGTCCTGTTGGTCCTGTTGCACCGCCCCCACTTCCACTCGCAATAGGGGCATAACCCCCTCCTGAATATCCACCCATAATAACCCCTCGCTTTCTTTTACCAAGTACTTATTGCAACTCGCTTCCATGTATCTGTAGCTGTGCAAATATAGATGTAGTTACTATCCCAACATATATCACCAAGTGTCCCAGTATCCCCCGCATTCGCAGGAGTTTTTACCCCCTGTAACATCCCTACATTATCGTATTCTGTTTGGGAAAGATGAAAATAATCCCCACTACCACCACCCTGTAAATTGGATAATGCGTTGTGGTCATTACTCGTTATTACCGTTCTTGAAATCGTCTCACTTCTCCAATCAATATAATCATCGCCTTCATCAGTAGAAACAAATCTCGCATTTACAGAATTAGCATAGGTAAGTTTTGTCTGAACAATAAATGTGGCAATCGGTCTGATCTCTGGGAACAATAACTCATTTAATATCAATCCCTGAATCTCAGTCTTCGCACCTTTTCTCGCCGCACGTTTTGTAGTATAAATATTCTGACCCATTATCACAATCATTGGATTGGATTTCTCTGTGGTTGCAAATACATGATATAATGCAAAATCTGCATGACTTACTTCGGTGAGTTTCCACGCACCATTTGAATATTGGTTAAACGCAAGACGAGTAGATGATGTTCCATCATAAGTTCTTACACTAAATCCACTCTCAATGTGTTTCTCCCACGTGGGAGTTAAACCCAACATATAATATATCGGAAGCCCAACAGTAGAACCAATTGCCGAAATAGAAACATGTAAATCCTCATCTGCAACTGTCCCACTATCAACCCCAAACTGTGCATCAACTGTTACCCCAGTCCCATCAATACTTATTGTGTTTAATCCAAGACCCGAAACATACGTAAGTCCATCTATGAAATGATGATAGTTGTGAGAAGACGAACTCATGTTTTTTCCATGCCGTTCTTCACCAAGATATATCTGTTTAGATTCACTCACATCCCAATAAAGAATTGAAACTAATGCAGTATGAAGAATACAATTCTGAATGTCGGAAGGAGACGGATTCGCAAGAGAAGTTAATACTCCATCGCTATTATAATAAATAACGTGAATCCCTTCTTTTGTATCATCAATGGTTACTGTATCCCCAGTCGATTCAAATTCTTTACCACCAACAAAAAACGAAAACTTACTCGCAGTTGGTTGGATAGGAAGAGTCGCCGAATCATCATCAAATGTAAAATCACTATCCGTTCTATTTGCAAATCCATTCTGATCCCAATCATCTCTTGGAACATATTTTGGATTATCTGCGGGTATTGGTGCATACCCCCCACCTGCATATCCACCCATAATAAACCCCCTATGAGTTAACTATCGTATTAATAACTAATCGTTCAAGCACTGTTGACGCATCATTTCCCACTTGTCCAGTAAGTTTTATTCGTAAGAAATTAGAAACTACGGGTGCGTAAGCAACCACATGAACATTGGTATCCGTTACATCCTCAATTAAATATCCAGCTCCGTCAGGAACCACCATATTGGAATCAGACGCACCTTCAGTCGCTGGGGCTGTGTTTCCTTGTTCAATCTCAATATCAACTTTCACCGACCCACTAGATTTAAACTTTAATTCAAACCCAAATGATACGTCTTTTGGGCAGGTGAAAATATAACTGTAAGCTGTAGCTGCAGCATTAACCGCAATATCCCCCGATCCTGCTGCAAGTAAATCAAAATTCTGTACTACTCCATTTTGTTTCGCCATAACTATTCTCTCCTTATTTTATGGTGTAAATTCTTTTATCGTCATACTACAACAACCAACACTCCCATAACTCGTTCCATCCCCTTGATTAAGCGTTACATTTGTCGTTCCAGTAGCCACCGCAACTCGAACTTTAAACGTAGTTGCCGAAGTAGAACCCGCTACCACCTTATGAGAAAAAGTCATAGAAAATCTACTCGTTCCAGAAGCGTCAGATATCCCTTGACTTGTCCATGCAATCGCATCTACCCCAGAATCCCTAAACAATGTCGCAATCGCAAATGTTCCATTACTCGCAGGTAAGGTCCCCGCTACAGTTACTGTTACTTCTAATATATTTGATGAATCATCTGGGGTAATAGAAGTATCAATCTGACTATATGCACCACCTTCATCGTTCTGGGGAATGGTATTATCATTAGGAATAGCTTTTGCAACCACAATAGTTCGGGCAGTTGGGTCTTGAGTATACTCCATATTTACCATAATCGCATTAGGACCTGTAGGTCCAGTCGGTCCAGTCGGTCCAGTCGGCCCTGTTGGTCCAGTCGGCCCAGTCGGCCCCCCAGATGGACCTGTTGGTCCAGTCGGCCCAATCGGTCCCCCAGATGGACCTGTTGGTCCAGTCGGTCCTGTGATTAACTCAACGTTTTCAATCTCTCCATGAACCTGTTGTACTTGTCTTACAATCCTGTCCATTCCTTCTTCTAATGATTCTTCCCTTAAATTTCCATCAGTGGGGATATCAACTGTTTGAGTATATGCAATATCAGAATCCATTACCACCCAATCATCTGATGTAGGAGCCACAAGTAAAAAAGTAATCGTTCCACCTTCTGCATTCGGACTGATAGTTACTTCATAATCTACCCCCAATGTCTGAAGAGTTTGTACCCCTGTTGATTTATTTTCCAAATTTACCGTGATATCAGAATCAGTATAAATCTTAAAATCAAAACTAAATTCTAATGTCGCACCATCGCCTGAAACCTTTGCCTGAATTGATTGATTAGATATAGTCATTATTCCCCCTTCTCTCTGGTAGCATAAGAGGAATACCCCGCTACCATAAGTAATCGTCGCCAACTGTTTACAAAACTTCCTTCTGCATTCTCCTCAACTGCACCCACAACTCCTGCAACTGCATTACTCACTGCACGAACACCCCCAGAATATACCCCACCAATAGGGGCTGTGGCTTCTGCTAAATTTGTAAGAGCATTAAAAAACTCAAACATGGTAATACCATCGCCATCACCAAGTTTTTCCATCTCACGCCAAACATCATTAATGTTTTTAAACATTGAACTGAATAAACCAAGTTGGATATCTCTTGTACTCATTCCTCTTGGTTTATTCAACTCACGCATATTTTTGGGATCAAGAACAGAATATGACGCCCACGTTGCATTCGATACCGCCCAATTAAGAATCGGACCTAAAATATATGCCCTATCAAATGGACCGATTGCAGTTTTTGCAATGTAATCTAATGTATCATCTTTATCAATTCTCATTCCGCTACTTACCAATGCAAACAATGAATTTAATAATACCCCATAAATAAAATATGTTCTCGCAAATTTCTTGGCATTAAAATTATAGGTCCCAATATTAACCAACTCACCTAATATCTTATTCACATACTGCAACGGAGTATGAGTAAACGCAGTTAATGCTCGTGTGATTGGATTCCTACTTAACGCCGCAGTCGTCATTTCTGAATAATCAGCAGATTGTTGAGAACTGTTAATATGTTTTATCGCTTCTACTTTGGCTTGGGCAGGACTCATAGTTTTTAAATTATGTTGATACACTGCCCAGCCATTCATAATAACCCCTGCCATATCACCCATCTGAGTTAATCGATACATATAATTATTAAATGTAATATCACGAAGTGATTGTTTCAATGTCTTTCTCGTACCAATCATATCCCCATACTCTTCTGTAATCTCTCGTAAATCTCTTGATATCCCTCTTCGTTTCCCACGTTCTGCAAAATATGGATCGTTTAAAAACTCCGATAATCTCCCATCTTCCATCGCTTTTGGGATGTCCATAAGTGAGGTAAAATAATCACCAACAGAAACAATATCCATTGCCGCAAACCCAGAGGTTAACTGTTTGAAAAACAACACTGGTTTAATCGCAAACTGCATCTTGTTAAAATTGGTAATCGCTTTATTAAAATATGGAGTTAAATCCGATCCTTCGGTATACGTAGAATTTCTAGCCAACACGTCAACAAATCGTTTCATGTTCTTATAAAAACTCTTTCCGTGAATCCTCTCAATCTCAGCACGAACCCTATGATTATTGGTAATCGTTTGAACCCTGTCCATGGTCTCACTCATTCCAATATAATATGACATATCCCTAATATATCTATTAGTCTTATTAAAATCTGCGATATCAATTAACGGTTTATCACTTCCTACTTGTCGTTTAAGATATGACGGATCCCCAGATTTTCCTTTTGGTTGGGCACCAATAACCAATGATTCCATACTCTCATTCTTAATATCAAATCCCTCTCGAAGAATAGGGGAATAAAAATCTCGTCTGGGTAAATCTACTCCGTTTTTCTTTCGGTATATCTTATTTACTTGTTCATACATCTGATTGTATATCTCAAGTTGAGCGTGAATATATTTAACATCAGAAATAGTAAGAGAATCTTCTATTTGTTGTGCAAATTCATCACTCCAATTTAACGCTTCTTTTCCCTCAGGACTTAACCATACCATATACTTATCCCTAGTTACTGCGCAATTTTTATCCCAAATAACTTTACCACTTTCATCAGTCAACGTAATCATATCGTAACTATCAAAGGCAAGTTTTTTAAATAATAAATAATTATTTTTCAAATTAAAAATCTCTTTACCTGCAGTATCCAACAGCCCTTCAAAATAAGAACGATGAGCTTCTGCAATTCTTAAACTGGGGAATACATCCATTGCATGTTTAAAGAAAGAAGACCCTGTTTCATTTGACAATCCTCTTACCAATGACCCGATAAAAGTATTATAGTTTCCCGTTAATGCTAAAAGATGATTCGTAACACCCTCAAAAAATCTCCCCATATCAGTTTTTGCACGAGGTTCTGTTTGTCGAAGTTCAGAAACCGACCGATCAATTTGTCGTTTTGTTTCTTCCGCTTTTACTTTGTTCTCCGTTATACTGGCAAGACGCCCCTGCTCAACAAATCTTCTGAGTTGCTTTTCTACCCAAGCATAATCTCTCACCGTCATATCTTGTCCGTATTTATTTTTCCCTGTCTTTAACATAGCTGCAAAAACTCGCATTGTTCCTTTCGCATCTCCTAAATTATCTGCTTCTTTCCGAGTATTTAAATCTTTCTCCCGCATTGCTTCCAAAAAATAATTTGCAATCTTTTGAGACTGATAAGGAAGTTTCCCTTTCTTCCTTGTCTTTCGTTCTCCCACTTTCATTGTCGCAATCGCACTATCAATCGACTTTTGAAAAATACCTTTATAATTCTCATCAATCATATTCTGTACTAGTTTCCGGATATCTGGAAGTCTCTTTTCCAACTGAGTAGCAGAATTAACATTTTTTAATCTTCCAAATAATTGACGCCGTTGGTTCAATGATAGTTCAGGTCGATTGATTAAAGTTTGAAGTACTGTTTTTATAAACTTAAATTCGTCTTTCACCATTTTCTTGCCAAGTCTAAAATTGCTGTCTACATTTGCAAGTAATTGGTCGATATGATTAGCAACCACTTGTTCTATCATTTTTGCAGGGATAGTGATATTTGACTTCCCATCTATATGAACACCATTAGGATCTTGTGTGATTGCTGCGTATTCCACAAATAATTGAACGTATTTTTCTGAAAGTTTTTGTAATGTTTTGTTAGGTACGTTTTTTGACCCCTTATAATTACGAGCTTTTCGTACTTTCATTAGAGTGAAAATCTGTTTCCGAAGGGCAGTGGTTTTTTCTCTAATATATCGTAGTCTCCCCCTTACTACTTTCTTATATGTCGAACCTAATTTCCCACTTATTTTTGACACAACGGGTTCATAGTCAGGGAGTTCTGATCCTATTTTCTCCGTCAATTTCTCCGTCAATTTCTCCGTCTCATCTATAGTAGTTTGTGCTTTCTGTGCCTTCTCCCCACCTCTTACTTTAGAAGTTGGGGGTTTCTGGGCTTGTTCTTTATTCACCTCGGAAACTGATTCCTCATGGATTTGATTAAGCATACTAGTTAATGGATCTTGACTCTCTTTATACCTCTGTTGTGCATCCTCAAGATCAGAAGAAGATATCGCACGACCATGAGACGCTAAGTCTGCAATATCCCGAAGTTCAGTATATGTTTGGTTTACCACATCCCCAAAACCTGCTTCCTCACCCATTGTGTCCAATATCTTAACTTGAGCTTTCTGCATCGCATGGTCAACCATTTTTGTTGCCTTAGCTCTATCTGCTTTAAACCTAAACATTGTATGCCTAATAGCTTGCGCTCGTTGAGGAATCGCAACTGCACTCACCATTCCACCACCAGAAAATGCACCCACTGCACCCGCATAAATAACTTGAGATAAAAAACTAAGAAATGTTAAACCTTTTTGAGCACCTGTTGCTTTTCCTGCCACAAGTTCAATAGCGGTCTGAAACGCTTCTGTCCCACCTTCAGCTACTACAGTAGAAAGTATATGTTTGGAAACTACACTTAACCCTTTTTTCACTGTCTTATCAAACACTTTCATCAATCCAAACTTCTCAGCTTCATTTACCACAACACCAGTAAATACACTCCATGCAAACGCAGTGTCAACATCAGTCCCCGCCAAAACTGCATTCGCCCCAACACTCGCCCCAGATTGTACAGAAAACACCCCCGCTGCAAATTCAGGACCGCCAACTGCACTCAATCCCAATGAAAGAATTAACGAAGACGCAACATCTCCCGCAAACATCGCAGCTTTATTGGTAACTGGATGCTCTTCTTGTCTCTCTTTAATCGCATTCTTCGATACATCCGCCATATATAACCCAAAATTAACTAACTTATCACCATACATCTGATTAACTTTAGCGTATTCACCCTCACTTATTCTCAATATATCTCGCTCTATTCTCCCAATCTTTCGAGAGAATGCCGTTAACCCCATTTCTAACGTCTTAGTAGAATCTATCATATCTAATGGAGTCCTCATCGTTCGTACTAATAACTCTTCCATTCCATGTTTCTTAATAGACGCACCTTCCATAATCGCTACGTTCCCAATATCTTGAGGAACATTAAGAGCCACACCACGATAGGTTTGTTCTATTGCTTGAGGCATAAATCCACCATTAAACACCGCAGTAAGTTGAGATACAGGAGTAACTGGGTTATATTCATCTTGTAAATAATAATCTTTTTTATTGATACTATTAGTATGATAAAACCTGTTACGGATAGGATCGGGGAGATTTGCCCCCATTCCTAAATATCCTTTGTTAACCTTTATCTCACTCATAAATTATTCACCGCCTCTTGTAACCCCTCAGGAGTTTCAACTATTGGTTCCCCACTATCATTATCAAACCCAACAAACTTAACCGCACGCCCATTTGAATTAACATAATCCCCGGGTTTTGCACCCGCAAATGCTGGACTTCTTCTCATATTCATTGCATTTTTTATAGACGCAATCATACCCTGAACCATCTCTTCTGATGGCTCAATATCTAATTCATCTACCCATGTTGCAAGACGTGTCATCATTTGAGACTGGAGTTTATCTCTTGTTATTCTTCTCTCTTGATCACTACCATATACCATCATACTATGTGTGTATCTACCAAAAGCATTGTACCCATCAGTAAACCAATTTCTCCCATAACTTGTAACCCTATCATAATTATTTGCCGTACTTAACGGACCTGTAAATTTAGCAACCAATAACTGTGCGTCTTTATTGGTAAGTTTTCCCTGAGCTCTCGCAGATAATATCTTCCCTTTAATCTCGTATAAACTCTTCATGTATTCGGAAATAGTTGCCCCCGCTTTTATATTCTCTTTACCCTCTTTTGACCCACTCTTAAACATCGGAACACCTGCTCTATCCAATACATAATTCGCAACAGTGGAAATAGGAAATAACGACCCAATAGGATTAGCTAACTCATAAACCCCTAAACCACCTGCATTTTTTTGCTTAGTAACTACATCTGCTCCCATTTGAAGAACAGTCTCTTTCTTATCACCAGAAGAAAATGGACTTAATGTGTTTTTGATATCAGTTATCAATTCCATCTTTACCACTTCATCGGTCTGATATAAACTGTCATTTACGTTGCTTGCGATCTTTACCAAATCACTATATAAATTAACTGCAGTTTGAGACTGTTCAATTACTTGATCATTCACTCCCTTTATATTTGACGCTTTCAACTGGGCTAATGTGTTCTTCTCCATTTGATACAAATTCTGCATATCACTTAAACCAAATCCACTCTCCTGTGAAAAAATCTTGTTCGTTAAATCAATCGCTTTCTCATCGTCTGACATCAATTTCTTAAACCCTAAACTTACTCCCATATTCTTAAAACTCTTATCCATAGATTTCGTAATCTTATTAAAGTCTTGGGTCCCAATCATTTTCTTTAACGTATTCGCATACTCTTTATTGGTTTCTAAATCTGACCAAAACTTAACAGGGTTCCCACCATTTTCAAAATCTAATCGGGCTAACATATGAGACTTAGCTATACTAGACTTTTGAGCTTTTGTCTTTGCAGAATATGACGCAGGGGTAACAAGTGGTCTATACGTCAACGCACTCTCTTTATACTCAGAAACTATATCCATAAATCCAGAAACATCAAATGTCTGAGACGCAATTAAACTCGCACCAGTTCCAAGTTCCGCAAAACCCTCTAACGCATTCCTGTTTTGTAAATTCATTACCCAATTAGTGTTCTTTACTGATTGCTGAACTTGATGATGAGAAATTAACTTATCAAATTTTAACCCAACTCTACTTGGAAGACTTTCTTTTATCCCCTGAGAAATAACTTCCGCCCGAGAAGTATACTCCTGATGAAATGTCAATGGATCAACATTGGGGTCTGTCATATATTGTTTTTGAAGTTGAGCAGATTGGATAGCGTCTTTTACTACAAATCCATTATACGCTTTCATCGCTTGAGCATTATCTAACGCATCTTGTCGCTGTTTCATCGCAACACCAAATGTGGAAACTGCACTGCCAATGATTGAACCCGCTTGACTTTGACGAGGGGCATTCGTTACTGATGACGCTAATTGTCTTCTTTGATACTCATTTATTTTTCCCATGATTAAATAACCCCCGCAGTTAATATAGACGCTCCCGCATTTACTATCCCGCCAATTAACGCCGCTCTTCCCTCATCTCGAATTATATTCGCTTGACGATATGCGTAATCACGCCTAGCTCTTCCTCGCTCTTCTACTGCTCTTGCTTCTGTATTCGCATACTTCTTTGTCTGTGCCATGGTAATTAACGCAGACCCTACAATCTCAACCCCAGACCCAATATATTGTAAGGATTGACTCGCAGCAAAACTCTCCCCCTCTTCTCGAATTATAGACGCATCTCGTAATGATTCTTTCAACGCCAACAAACCCTGATACTCAATCTCTTGGGATTGCTGTTTTGATGCCTTAAATTTCGAATACCCAGAAAAAAGACTCCCAGCACCTGTAACCAATGAACCAAACGATAAATTGTTCATCGAATCCTTAAACATATTATTACTAAACATGTTTGTCATTTTTAGTTCTCCTCACTCACTTCCATATCCATTGACATCGCATTTATTGTGCATGGATAAGGCAATGTTTGAATAATCCACATTGACCTTTGTTCACCAAAACTATCAAACCCCGGCTGTTCAATCGCACCATTAAATAATAATGGGGGGCGGTCGGTATATTGAGTTCCGTTTCTAAATCCAATCTGTTGCATATCATAAGGGTCCACTCCATAAGAAACTCCCAATACATTTCGAAACATAAGATTAACTTTATTGATAGACTTTAAATGCCCGACCGTAACCCCAGTGGTCATAAGAAGTTCCATTGGCATCGTCTTTACACGACCAAAATACGATAACCCAATAATCGCATAGGTTACTTGATAATCTAAAGAAATCACCCCACCAGATACCACACAATCAGGATGAACACCACCATCAGTTAATACTGATACTGTCTCGCCCTCTAAATGATTTAACCCAGATATCGTGTCTTGTGTGAAATACCACTGACCATCAGTTAATGTAGCAGTAGAAACAAAGTCCTGAAGAATATCACACTTGACTTCTGTTTCCGATATATACTCAACAATTTTTGCAATTCCCTGTTCATCTCCATCTAAATATTTTACTTGAATTCTTCGAAGTAAATCAGAACTACTAAACATTGACGCACTCGCAGTAAAAGTTACCCCACTGCCAGTGGTCGCACTCGGAGTAATCTCATAACTTTGACTAGTATCTAATACCAAACTACTGTCTAAATGATTCTGTCTTTTCTGAGAATAAAACATCTTATTCCTAAATGTCTCATCATCACTATCTCGAGCAGTTGAAGTCGACCCGGTAAAATAATCTGTCCTATCAGGAATAACAACGTTCTTTGCCATATACTCAACGTACCTACGAGTAACCCCATTGACTACTCTTGTTACTCCTACCCATACTCTGTCTTTATTGTCATCTTGAGGTTGGGTGCCTACGGTAAATACATCACCGTCTCCACCCAATAAATGTTCGTTCCATGCGGATATACCTTCAGTATCACTATACACAAATGATAATAACCGACCATCCCCAGTTACACACCAAACTTGATTTGGATTCCCTTGTTGATACGCAATCTGAGTTATCCCATCTCTAGTAATCTCATCAGATTGTAACGTCTCATCATCTGATCTAAACCCATCACTAAATAATGTATATTTAAAACTGTAAACTACTTCACCACCACGTTGAACATAAATAATATCAGTACCAAAATTAATCGGCATAATATCCGCAACACCAAAATTATCAACTGGAAATGATTTGATCGAAGTACCAGAAATAGGGGTGGTGTCTGAACCACCGTTTACTTTTAACATCCCCGCATATGTCCCCACCGCAAGAAATTGACGAGTACCCATAAAAAATCTTATCCTATCCACCGAAGAAGTTGACGCTGAAGTTAACGCATAAGCTACCGCATCATCATCGTTTGCACCTACCGTAAAATCTTCATACCTTGGCTCCCCAGTTGAAGTATCAGGAGCCCTTGAACCAAACAATAAATCAGGATCATTTACACTACCACCATGAAATACACGACCACCGTAAAACCCCACTGTCGCAGGGGCATTGCCCTTTTTTAAACATACACCACCAGAAATATATGTAGTGTATCTTGTAGTATCAATACCAATAGTGTAATTTGTAGCGTTAATAACCGTAATAGTAAATACTATATGATTAACTTCTGTCATTCCTGTTATATCTTCAATCAATATCTCATCACCAGTAGAAAATCCATGGTTTGACCCAGTAGTTACTTGCCCTGGATTATTCTGCGAAATGTTGGTGATCTGAATCTGTTCGAATGGGTCATTGGTCCGGGTATACGTTTCCAATGTCCACGTTCCATCTCCCAATCGAGTAAGTTTTCTCGGGGCATAATCAGGGTGATCAATATACATAATATCCGCTTTTTGTGCAAATTTTAACTGTTTAAGATCATTTTCAAGGTAGGGAGATGCAATCTCGTATACTCGGGAAACCGTTCCACCCGACACATAAGCGTCATATCCAGTAGTGTCAATATCGTTTCCGTCTTGATCAGTAAGGTTAAATGTCTCATCGTCTGCAATCGTAAATTGAGTATGAATATTATTTAACTGCGGAGTTGCATTCACATCAGAAGTATGAAGAAATGCCTTAAATTTAAACGTTCCACTTGTACCAATACTCGCAATGTTAGTGTTTACATCACTGGCTAAATTACTCTGTGCGTATGAACCATCGCTAGCAACCCACGCAACTCCACTCCAATACTTATACGTTACCCCATCGTCAATAGATATAATATACTTAATCTCAGTATTTACTGGTTTCACTGCATCTTCAGTAAACCCTTCTAACGCTGCAGTAAATGGGAACCCACTGTTAACTTCAATAGTAGGATCCGTAATAGGATATGGAATCCCAACTAATTTTGCCACTCCCCCAGTAACCACCACACTAGCCCCATCATAAGTGTAATTAGCTCCATTAGAATATGTCCAGTTGCGTTCAGATGTTCCACCTCTTGTCGCCCCGCTTATTAAATAAAATTGTCCGTTCAGTTCATCAGGTCCAACTAATCCATCAATATATACTTCATCACCATCTACGTAATCATGACCAACTGCAGAAATAACAACAGGGTCTGCTTGGGTAACCCCACTTATCGCAAGCCCAGTCTCCAACACCACACCATTATCCGTGAATATACGCATATACCCATCAGTAAACGAAAGAATATACGCTTCGTCATCCGCAAATGTAAATGGGATAAAATGTGCAAAATTGTTTCTTCGAGTAGTTCGAGAATATATAAACCCAGGGCGATACTCAGTAGGACCATGTAATAAGGTAAGAAAATTCTCACCCACTAATACCCCACTCTTATATAAATCAAGATTCGGTCGGTCTTTTAGTTTTGGCGTTAAAATCCCATGACGAAAATCATAAATTGGAATATTAAGTTCTGCCATTTTGACCCCCAAATAACCCAGAAGTAGATGACCCCTTATATACTCTTCTACCCGCTAACATTTTACTCTCTCGATACGCAACAGGTGGATTAGACTTTCCATTCTTCGCTTTAGCGTTTAATTCAGATCGCTTTAACCCGTTCTCAATCCGTACTAAAAGAGAAGTGTTACCTGTGAGTTTATATGCCACTTCCAGTGCCAACGCATACGCAAGATATATCTTAAACGATGGGCTAAACTTTACCACTTCTTGACAATCATATACATACCCCACATCTAACGATTCCCCACCATCATTGTCAATCAATAAATTACCGTCTTCTATCATGTAATCCCAACGAGATAACGGATAATCCCAATATCGAATAAACCCCAATGAAAGATAATCGTTAGGAAGAACATACGCATCGTCAAAACCAAAAGCAGGAGCGGTAGAATTTAACGGAATAGAAGCACGAGTAGAAGCAAAACCCCAAGGAAACCCTTCAAGAGCATTGCGTTTCACATCATCATACCAACGATTGCAAATCACTGCAATTTTATTGCCCGCAGGGATTTCTACGTCATTGATATTTTCTGTCTTAATTATATCAAGAGAAAGATTAACTATATCAGTAGAACTATTTGCGACTGTCATAATATCTCCTTTTTAAGGGGAGAAGCGTAAATAGCGATGAGACTATTTACGCCCAACATGACATTAGTTTTTCTCCCGAAGTTATACTAATTCCCTAAGACGCATACTCACGGCGAACTAATTTTAATCTCACTACTACCACACCAGTTGCCCCTGCTGTCTTATTGATTTTTAACCCAATAACGTAGGTCTGACGCTCACCAGATGCATCTCCTGCAATTGTATAGAATGCAGCATCTTGATTAGCAATAGTAACCGCAGAAAGAGGACTGTATCCCGCTCCCGGTACTTTTGCTGCATGAATATCCATTCCATCAACAAACGCATCTGCATCAATTACTGTATCCCCATTTTGTTCGTTTTCATAAAGACCAAGATCAGCGTCATCAACATCAACAATCGCATCACAAGTTATCTCACCACCCATTAATACAAAACTCGCAGGAACTTCTGCGATTCTGTAAATAGACGCAGTTGTATCACCACTTGTAATAGACGCTTTTGCAATAATATTTATCGTGTCCGCACCTGATGCTTGAACCGCATCCGTTGGTGAATTATCTGTAGTTACATATTGTCTCTTATCTACTACCGCCATAATAAACCCCCTATGGTTAATATATTATTTTTGAATTAAACTAACATATACGTTATTGCAACAGTTAACCCAGTTGCAGTCGTTGCATCAAGACCAGTCTTCGTAAGTACCAATGCTTCACTTACTGTTATCCCTTCTGCTAACCCAACTCCCATCGTTACCCCTGTTGTGTCTTTAGAAAGAACTGCGTCATCTGTCATCTGAGCTTGCGCCAACGAACAAACATTCACTGTCGCACTAGAATCCTCTAACTCAACAGATGTAACCGCTGCAAACGACCCATCCATTACAAAGTTAAAATCCAAAACAAGAATCTGTTTACCTGTAACCGCAGGAATAATCGTCTTACCCGCATTTACTTCTGCAAGCGATACTGCAACTTGAACCGACTTCGCAAGCCCTAAATCTTCAGACCCTACAAGATCAAGCATATCCTGAACAGTCCAAATTTTAGGGTTCTTATTATCAGATACGTCCCCTATAATTATTTTATCGGCTGACGTAATATCCCCGCTACCGTCTTCTAATTCTGTGAATTTCTTAAATGTTAAATCGTATTCGTTATTCGCCATATTATCCTCCTATGGTATGCACCAAAAATAAGAAAATGGTAAAGGAGGAGGAGAACGTAGCTTACCCCTCCCCTACCAATTCTCATTAATAGAATGCTGCTGGGTCTTTAACAGTTGTTTGAAATTTAATTACATTCATTCCATTAGTTCTTACCGCACCTGCAGTAAGCGTCATTCTCAGTCTTACTGTAGATATTTTTGTCTCCTCTAAAGGAATGATCTTAAATTCAACACCATCAGACGCTATACCATAAATAAGAGCATCACTTGCAAGAGCAATACAATCTCTCACTGCACTTGCTTCTGTAAGCATCTTTCCTGTTTCTGCTTGCGCACCAAATGTAACATTCATCATTCCAAGTTGACGACCAAATCCAGATTCATTTGGCATTGCTTGTGCGTTCGCAGGATAGATACTTTGAAATTGCCAAGAGGTAAGTTGAGTAATCCCGCCCATGTCGTATTGTTCATCTTCTGTAATAACAAATTTAACATTGTTCATTCCGTTTGGAGAGATAACTTCTGTCCCTGTAAACCTGTGATTGATTTTTCTAAGAAGATCAATAGTTATACCACCAGTTGCATCAATAGTTATTCCATTGTCATTTGCAAATGTTAACGCAGTATCACCTTTCTCTCCGTAATACACAGTCGCAAACGCAGCGTTAATCCCTACTTTATCCAAAAAGCGATAAGACGCTTTCATCATTTCATTGGTAATTAACGCAGATGGGTTTTGAGAAGTAGTCTTTCTAAACGAATGCTCATCATAATCAATTTCAATAATCATTCGATCAGTGTCAAGTTTTCTACGAAAGAAACTTGCAGATGTTCCTTGAGACGTGGCATTGTACGAATTGTCCACTCGATAATCAACTGGGGCAATCCCATCAATGTACATTTGCTTTCCTTCCACCGTTACATCAGCGAAAGTATTAAATAATCGTGTCTCTTGTTGTTGGGGAATCTTTAATAAGTTTCCGAGATAGTCGTCCTTTAATACTGTTTCAATTCCTGCATAATCTGATCTTGCCATTACATGCCTCCTTAATTAAGGTGTTAATAAAAAATTCTTATTAACGATCCCCGCTTAAAGACGGACGGACAAAATCCGATACCCGCACTTTCCTACGGACGCTAAGTTGTATACCTATATATTATACTCTTTTTTATCTTTTGTCAATAATACTACTTAAATAAATCTATATTCGCAGAACTCGCTTTATTCCCTATTTTCATCATCTTTATATTTATATTCGCAAGTCGCATTTTCTTTATATGTTCTGGTATATTTGGGTCTGTTTTTATCGCAATTTTCTGACTGGATAATGTTTGAAAATCTGACTTAATATCACCTGTCATATCACCGCCCGATTTCTTCCTCGATATTGGAGTGCTCTCACCCGCATATTTATCATGAAGATTCTTTCCCAATACAATAAGTGGGATTAACTCATCATTACTCAAGCTCTCTAACTTGTCTGCAAGATATGCCTTATCCCCCAATGCTTCCCGCATAACAGATTTAAACGAAGAAATCGCAGACGCTTTGTCCTCTCCTAATACTTCATCAGTTAATTTCTGAAACTCAATATCTCGTTTCGCATTCGCATCAATCAAAGGTTTATTCTGCTCATATATCAATTGCTCATACTCCTGAACAATCTTCTCGCCCGCAGTCTTGGGAATGCCATTCTCAAAAAATATCTTCTTCATTGAATGATCAAGTTCTGTATTACGCTCAATATCCTTTAACTCTTCCACACTCTTAAACTCATACCCTTCAACATTCTCAGGGCGACCAAGTTTCACATGAAACATATCAATCTCTTCCTGTGTCGCATTCTGTCCAGGAAGTACCAATTTATCTTTACCTAATAACTTCTGAGCACCCGCCATCTTTGACCAAAGATCATCAACACTCTTTACTTCTTTCGCCCACGCCTCTTTCTGATATGCTTCTGGTATCTTTACCTCACTTAACCGTGGATCAGAAGTACCTGTTGGAGCCGGTCCTGTTGGTTGAGGGGGAACTTGCCCTGTTGGGGCCACACCTGTTGGTTGTGGAGTTGGTTCTGTCATGTTGTTTCCCTTTCTTATTTGTTATTCTTTTCCCAAAAATGTTCTTCTATATCTAATACCTTGTCCATTGGTAATTGTAATCTAATAGACTCCCATACACTTCTTGCACCAAGAAACACTATCGTCTCATTAATCGCCAATAACCCATCTTTATCCGTTCGCAATGACCCACTATCACCACCGCATAACTTATATATATAACTCAATACTTCTTTACCACTTGGAGTCTTCGCAACTTGATCAAACGCAGTACGAAGCCCCGCCATCTTCTCCTCATACTCCTGTCGCTGTTTCGCCTGTTTCTCATTAATACTTTTCATGTTAAATGGTTTCTTATCTTCTGTCATGTTTTCTCCTTTTATTTACCAATTTACTCTGTGTAGTAGTTACTGCTGTTGTGGACTGCCCATACTCATCTCGGTCATATTTCTCATCGCACCACTCTTTGCTGCTGCTGCTTGCCCATTCGCCTGATTCGCAGCCGCCATCTTCGCCTCTATCTCTACCTGTGCCATCTGCATCTGCATCTGTTCTCTCGCTTGACGAATCGCAATCCTGTCTTTTAACGGACGTAATACCACCGAATCAGTCGATGTCAATTCCTTAATCTTCTGGGCAGTCGCATCTGGATCAATAACATCAAGAAAATCTGGGCTTATCCCACCCGCTTCTCCCATTACGGATATAAACTTTAATGTACTGTTTAATTCTTCGTTGTTCATTATCCTCGCCGCAGGAGAAATATACTGAATATCATACCAATTTAACCCATTCATTTGAAATTGTAATACCTGTTCTGGAATAGGAAATGGAGTAATCCCATTTTGTAATAACGCACTCACCTTTGGATCAGTAATGTTGGTGGGATCAATAACCCCCAACAACCCTTTTCCATACATTATATCTACACTCCTATTTATACTCTCAGTAAGAAATGACATTATCTGAGTGAATATCGGGGATAGTGAATCCGATCGAATCTGATCGCGCATTACCGCTTCCCCAAGTGTCATTCTCTGTTTCGCATTTAAATCATATAATTTATCCAATAAAAAATAACTCGCAACTTCTTCCTTTAACGCAGAATACCACTCATACATTACCCGCAAATCCCCCACTTCATACAATGGGAATATAGGTTTTTCAGTAGGTACCGTTCCTGCCACATTAAATACGTTTAACGCACCACTAGAGGCGTCTACCGCCAATCCCGCAAGTGAACCATTGTCATACATACCTAACGCAGGAATCGCAGTTAATTCACCACCTACCGCAAGAATCTCCGCTGCAACATTTAATTGGGTAACAGTAGGAAGTGCATCCATCCCTGGACTTCTTCCATACGATTCATACTCCAACTTATCATAAAACAAAACTTTAAGGGGAAGAGACTCATACCCACCCTCTTCCAAATAAATATTATCGTTTGGCATGAATATGTCGCTAGAAAACGGCATCGCCAGTTTTCCCAATTTTGATTTCCGTTGACTTAATGAACGTGGACGGATCGCTTCAGTAACCACAAACCGTTGTAAATAATTATTGTTGCGAATCGCTTCTAATACCTGATTGCCCGCTTTCTCCTGATACTTATCGTATAACTCATACGCACTTAATACATAATCAATAAATAACTCCGAAATCTCCTGCTCCTTGTTGTAACCAATATAAAAAGAAAGAATAGATTTTGAATGATATTTAAGCGGAGTATCATACACACCCTCTTTTACATATATCCCAGATGTACCATATATCACCGACTCCAAAATTGTCTTGTATAATGATAAAGTAAATCGAGATTGTGGGCGTTCCATCGCAGTAGTAATCACCTCAGTAATATGAGAATAATATTCTTTTACTTCTTTTGACTGCTCAATCGCTTTTGGAGGAATAATACGAAATGTCCCCTTCTCATTTTTCCACACCATACCCATCAATGAAGACGCCATAAGTTTTGCCGCCTTCGCCCCCGCATTATCATTTATCGATCCATCATTTAAATATTGACCCTGAGTTACTTGATTTATGTCTGTTTGGTATTCTGATTTTATCTGATAATAATACTCACTCAATGTATCATACTGAGTAGTGAAATTAACTTTCTCCGTCTGATACCCACGGCGAATAAGTTTTAATTTCTGAACTCTGTCATATAAAATATCATCTGTGGGGATAGTTGATTGCGCCATACTCTTACCTTAATTTCGTTGATGCAGTGTTAGGAGACTGATTAAGACCAGTTGGTGAAGTAAATAATATCCCTGAACGAAATGCCCGCTTTTTTGATTGAGCTTGTGCCTGCGCCTCTGTTAACTGCCCAGTATCAGAAGAAGGTTGAGGCATTTGTAAATCACCAATACGACTGTCCTTACTAAACCCACCCGCTAATCCATATCCTAATAACCCCGCTGCAAGAAGTAATGGCATGGTTTTATCCCCCCTTTTTATAAGACTACAAAGTTTTAATAAACTTCGTCTCCATTGGAATAAAATGTAATTTCTCGTAAAATCGAAACAATTTATCTGTCTTAGAATTATGCATACAAGAAAAAACTATTCGATGAACCCCCCTACTAAGACAGTAATCCTCAACATATTGTACCATTTTTATACCATACCGTCTACTCTTTTTTGTAACGAACCATAATACTTCTTGGTAAATTGTATCAGGAGAACATAAATCAGTAGTGAATAAACCACTTAACACACCAGAAAGTTTGGGAGTGAACAACCCAAAACTAGTAGAGAAAATATCAGTAAAAACAGACTCTATTTTTTCTGAGGCAAGAGAAGGGATATACTCATATAATGATTCTTCGGTAAATTCTGTAACCAAATCCATTACCGCAGGAAGATCCCCTCGGGTAAGTGGCTTTATCTGGTAGGGCATATAGGGCATATAGGGTATCCTCCTTACTTTTACTGAGATTAATTAATTAATTAGGAATAAACAATTCACTTGGTTTATTAGATGATTGATGGCGATGGTGAACCTGTTTTTGTGCTAACCGTCTTGACTTAAATGGACTTCTTGCTCGCACTACATCAATGTTTGAAGTCGCCATATTATCTCGGGGTCTTCTCGCTAACACAGGCAATGCGAAGGTGAG